TGTTGGTAGTAGCGCATGACTGTTAATCATGATGTCGTAGGTTCGAGTCCTACTGGCGGAGTAGTTAAGAAAAAGAGGTTAAGTCCTCTTTTTTTGTTATGTAATTTATAATCTATTTTGTGTTATTTGGTGAGATACATTTTTCTTGGAGAGATAGGTAAACCATTTGTTTCAAGGTGAGAATACTAGAGTTTTTTTGAAGGTTACATTTCTGAATCAGACTTACACAATCAGGACAAAGTGATGATTTTCTTTAGTGTATCCCTATTAACAATATCCATAATTTGGAGATTAGGTTTTTTAATGGCAAGCAGTTTTGTGATAAATGTAATTGTTCTATATGATTCTTTTTATAGATTATATTGAAATTTTTTATAGCTAAATTCTCAAACTAAGTTCCACTGGTTTTAATAATACTTGATTTTATTGATTTTGTAGTCGAGTAGACCTCATTTTTAACTTAAACGTCTTACACTTAATTCCACCATAAAAATTCGTTTTAGACTAACTTCCACTTCGGCCAGTTAAGAGTATTTAATCAAAAGTTTTAAGTCGGTCTTTTTAGGTCTTTAATCGTTTGACATTTAGGTAGTAAATCTGTTCCTATTTTGTCAATTTTTTCTATTTGTTATCTTGTTGAGGTTTGTATTTTAACAATTCAGGAATTGATAGTGAATGTGTAAAATTTTTTGTTAGAATAAGCTTATAAAAATTAAAGGAGTGTATGCTTATGTTACAAAAAATTTATGAGCAGATGGCGGATTTTTATAGAAATATTGAAGAAGAGTATAGTACGTTCTTCGGAGATCATTTTGACTGGGAACATGTTCATTTTAAATTTTTGATTTATTATCTTTTCCGATATAGCATTGGGAATCATCGGGATTTTATTGTTTACCATTATCGTGTTGCTTATCGTTTGTATCTTGAAAAATTGATAATGAAACAAGGTTTTGTTGCTTGTTGAGACAGTATGAGTTAATTTCCGAACAAATTTACTTTTTTATAGAAATATAATAATAAATAGCTGGTTATTTTTCTAAATCATTTTTTAATAGTTGGAAATAGCAAATCTTTCTATTGTTTCTTCTTGATAAAAAGGCGATTTTTTCTTATAATAAATTGTAAGATATAATTGCAGGTGAGAGTCCTGCCATGTATGTGAGAAAGGAAGAGCCTGAGGGCTCAGACAAGATTATGACTTCAGTTGTTGTTGTAGGTACCCAATGGGGTGATGAAGGTAAAGGGAAGATTACAGACTTCCTTTCAGCGAATGCAGAAGTGATTGCACGTTACCAAGGTGGTGATAATGCAGGTCACACGATTGTTTCTGATCGCGCGCATGTTATTTTGCCTTATCATATCGAGTTGGATCGCTTGCAAGAAGAAGCTAAGGGCGACAATAAGATTGGTACTACAATCAAGGGAATTGGTCCAGCTTATATGGACAAGGCTGCTCGTGTTGGGATTCGTATTGCAGATCTTTTGGATAAAGATATTTTCCGTGAGCGTTTAGAACGTAACCTTGCTGAAAAGAATCGTCTTTTTGAAAAATTGTATGACAGTAAGGCGATTGCTTTCGATGATATTTTTGAAGAATATTACGAATATGGTCAACAAATCAAGAAGTATGTGACAGATACATCTGTCATTTTGAATGATGCACTTGATAACGGTAAACGTGTGCTTTTTGAAGGTGCACAAGGTGTTATGCTAGATATCGACCAAGGTACTTATCCATTTGTTACGTCATCAAACCCTGTGGCTGGTGGAGTTACGATTGGTTCTGGTGTTGGTCCAAGCAAGATTGACAAGGTTGTTGGTGTATGTAAAGCCTATACAAGTCGAGTAGGAGATGGTCCTTTCCCAACTGAGTTGTTTGATGAAGTGGGAGAACGTATCCGCGAAGTAGGTCATGAATATGGTACAACAACTGGTCGTCCACGTCGTGTGGGTTGGTTTGACTCAGTTGTGATGCGTCATAGTCGTCGTGTTTCTGGTATTACTAATCTTTCATTGAACTCTATCGATGTTTTGAGTGGTTTAGATACTGTGAAAATCTGTGTGGCCTATGATCTTGATGGTCAACGTATTGACTACTATCCAGCTAGTCTTGAGCAATTGAAACGTTGCAAGCCTATCTATGAAGAGTTGCCAGGTTGGTCAGAAGATATTACCGGAGTTCGTAATTTGGAAGATCTTCCTGAGAATGCGCGTAACTATGTTCGTCGTGTGAGTGAATTGGTTGGCGTTCGTATTTCTACTTTCTCAGTAGGTCCTGGTCGTGAACAAACAAATATTTTAGAAAGTGTTTGGTCCTAAGAGATTTTTAAGATTTGTTTAAGATAGGTCGGGTATACTATAGACAGTTACAAGAAGACCTCCTAACTTGTTGTAACAAATATCCTAAACTTTTCTTTTTCATAATAATCTCCCTTTAAAGTCACCGCATTCGGTGGCTTTTTTTGTCTTGGGATTCATGATATAATAATAAAATCGATAAGTAGGAAAAGAGAAACGGATGAATTATACAGTTGAAGAAAAAGAAGTCTTCATGAGAGAGGCCTTGAGAGAGGCTGAGATTGCTCTTGCACACGATGAAATTCCAATTGGTTGTGTGATTGTCAAGGACGGAGAAATCATTGGTCGCGGGCATAATGCACGTGAGGAATTGCAACGAGCGGTTATGCATGCGGAGATTATGGCTATAGAGCATGCGAACCTTAGTGAGGAGAGCTGGCGCTTGCTGGATTGCACTCTTTTTGTGACCATTGAGCCTTGTGTCATGTGTAGTGGGGCGATTGGACTTGCCCGTATTCCAAACGTGGTCTATGGGGCTAAAAACCAGAAATTTGGCGCTGCTGGAAGCTTGTACGATATCTTGACAGATGAGCGTCTCAATCATCGTGTGGATGTTGAAACGGGAATTTTGGAAGATGAATGCGCAGCTATTATGCAGGACTTTTTTAGAAATAGACGGAAAAAATAATTTTGCTTTTAAAATGAATAGGAATGTGATATAATAAATAGTGGAGCAACAGTTCTGCGTGAAGCGGGTCAGGGGAGGAATCCAGCAGCCCTAAGCGATTTGAATTGTGTGCTCTTTTTTTCGTGCTTTTTCCGAATAAATAAGATAGAATAATCTAGAATAAATGATAATAGAAAAGAGAAGATGATGAAAATTCGTGGTTTTGAATTGGTTTCGACTTTTACAGATGAAAATTTATTGCCTCTGATACCATTTTTTGGGTAACGTGAGAATAAATCTCTAGTGTGGTCTTTGAGTCACTATGCCCTACTCTGTCCATGATAGCAGTCAAGGGGATACCTAATTCAGCAAGTAGGGATATATGAGAGTGTCTGAACATATGTGTAGTGATGTTCTTATCTATGCCAATTTTCTGGCCATGTCTTTTCAATGCACCAATAACCCGGGCATTTGTTATTGGCTCTCCTAAAGTATTTATAAAAATAAAATCTGTATCAAATCCATTTGTCGCATTCTCTATTATCTGTTCTTTGATGATGTCTAACACTTTTTGAGGTGCTGTTATAACCCTATCGGACTTGATTGTCTTTGGTGTAGTCCTCTCTTTTTGCCTGAAATCGTATGTATGTTTGATGTGAATGGTCTTTTTAGAAAAATCTATATCCTCCTTATAATTTAAGGCAGCAAGCTCTCCATATCGCATGCCAGTAAGAAAAAGAACTTTAGCTATTCGGATATATTTTGTAATTCGATAATCACATAGAGCCTCTTCTTTTAAATTTTGGATGAATAACTTAAACTCTTTTTGATCTAAGTATTTTGTATTTTTCTTTCTGAGATCGTCAGTTGTAATTAATTTTCTAGGCATTTCAACAAATAGCATTTCATTTGTATCAATATAATTCATTCTGACAGCGAATTTCATTATCTGATTGAGTTTGAACTTAATTTTAGAAACATAGTTATGAGACCTTCCATCTTGTAATAGCTGATCTATCACTTTTTGCAATAATCGTCTATCAATGTTTCTAACTAAATAGTCGCCCTCTATCTGCTTTAAAATCTCTTTTTTAACATTCTTTGAAGCGTAGACGGTTGAGTTTTTAACACCGTGTTTCCAATTTTCCTCAAATTCCTCATATAGTTTTTCAAAAGTTATATCAGAAACAAAATGTTGTTTTTCTCCTAATTTTTGATTTATTTTCTCTTGTAACAAGATGGCAGCTTGATTTCTTGCCTGGGGAGTTTTTTTCTCCATGGTCACTGAGACTTTTTTTAATTTCTCGGTATATGGATCTTTGTATCGCTCAAAAAATTTATATTTGCCGTTTGGCAATTCTTCCATCCACATTGATTTTAACCTCACTTTTTGGTAAAATGGGTATAAGAAAACGACCTTTTGAATGGTTATTTCTTATACAGGATATCCTCACACTCAACGTTTGGCGATGACGAGTGTGGGGATTTTTTATTTACGAATTATGAACGATAACGTCCAAGGCTCCCATGATTCGCTGAGCGTTCTCGACGGCTTCTTTGTATTCTTTCGAAGTGTTCTTTACTGGCTTTCTAATCAAGTCAATAAATACGACTGGTTTAGTGAAGTCATTTGAGGTTACACGGACTGTCATGTTTAAAATTTTAGAAGTTGATTTTCTTTTTGCAACAATACCGCCTGCGACAGCGCCAATCGCACCAAACATAGCGCCTGCAATCAATGCTTGACCAACTCCTCCAGAAACAACCGTTTGATTATTGATAATCAATTCGTACGATACTAAATCCTCGAACGAATACCAATCTGTGTCATTCTTATCTTTCTTGATCAAGGACGGTATCAAAGACAATCCCATCGTTCCCATTGCAAGCCCTGCTTTTACCGAGCCTTTAATAGCTCCTCCGACCAATCCAGAAGAGCCTTTTGCTTTTTGAGATCCATGAATACGATAGGTACGATTATATCTATCGATCTCAAGTGGTCCGACTTTGTCCGTTTTTCTGCTTCGTGGAGCAGGAGATGGAGAAGCCGTTTTATTGACTGGCTGAGCTTGTTCGGTTGGTTCTTGGTTAGCAATAGAATAACCGCAGTTAGGACAGAACTTGTAACCTTCTACTGGATTGCCACATTCAGGACAAAATTTCATAATAACCTCCAAAATAATAACTATTTAGAATCCTTTATGCTCTTTTTTCTACCCATAGCCGACGAGGTTATGGGTTTTTATTTTTCTCAATACCTCGCCACAATACACCAGCTATCACATCTGCTTTTAACATTACACGTCAATATCATAATATTGTTGTAAGATATTGTTCCCTTGTTTGTATTTTGTAACGAGGTCAATAGCTACTCGTCGTTGCTGTTGATCGTCCAACAAATATTCATCATAGCTCAATATCCGATAATGAACAAAATCAACTAATCGATTAAAAAGGGCGTTATCGCTGATTGTATTTGCTTGTTTAATTTGCTCGTATGAGTGCTTGTTTTTGAGGTGCCAGACCATGCGCTCATTATTGATGTAAAAGAGAGAGGCCATGGTGTTAGCCTCTATTTCTAGCGGATTGCTCTGATAGTTGTTAGCGCAAGCGAGAGCGACCTCATCAGAACGGCCCGTGCTAAAATGGGCTGCAATATGGGCTAATTCATGCAAAATGGTAAAGATAACCCGTCTTTTGATATGTGTTTGATTGATATAAACAAGGTACTTTTCTTTTTCTTTGCTATAAATGGTAAAGCCGTCATTGTGTTTACAGATGATATCATCCAAGTAGGTAACATCTGGATGATTGACAAGCCCTCGATATCTAATGTATTCAGACCCAAGTAGACCGGCTGAAGGAAGCATAGGAAACGGGTCCTTTTCAAAGAAGATAAAATGAAGGTTGTAAGTCTGTTCAAAGTAACGGATAATGTGCTGAAAAGTAACTTGTTCAAGTGGAATATTATTCTGTCGAGAAACTGCTTCGATCACCGGGACGGCGTAATCCCAGTGTTGGATGTACTGTCTACGGGAAATAATTTCTCTAGCCATAATTACCTCCACTTACTGTCATCGTCCATCAGGGTTTTAGCAGTTACCATCAAGCTTTCAATCGCCTTATTAAAACGAACCTTTTCTTCCTCGGTCATGTTCTGGGTCTGATTTCTGAACGCTGCGACAAGTTCAGTCTCAGCTGGACCAAGATATGCATTTTCCTTGTCATCCTTTGCAATAGCAGGATTATCTGTCCGTCCGAGTAAATAATCGGTGGATACGTTGAAGTAGTTAGCAATTTCTGCGATACGCTCAGCATTTGGCGTAGAGTTTTTTATCTTATACAGTGTATTTCTGCCATAACCCAAGTCTTCTTCGACTTGCCCAAGAGCTTTTCCACGCTTTTTTGCTAATTCTTTAATTTTTTCAAATGTCTCAAACATTGTTAAATCAACCTTTCTAAGACATTACAAAAAAATTTAACAAATTTGGTGTAAAAAGATTGACTAATTATCCCAAATGGTGTAAAATGTTTTTTGTAAGTAAGAAATAACTAAAAAAACAACTAAGAAAATAAATTATAAAAATGTTTTGGCGAACGGTATTTATAGATTTATCATTGTTTTTATTATGCTTTCATTTTAGCCAATTTGGTGTGAGTTGTCAAGTGTAATGCAGAAAAATAGTTAAAAATTTAGTTGTTTCTTATTTACATAAAGTGTAAAAAGGAGGAACGCATATGCCAGATATCGCAAACGGTCGTGAAAAGGTTAATGCTTTCTTAAAAGAGAAAGGCATTAAAAAGACAACTCTAGCGGTTGCTTACGGCTTTAAGCGACAGGAAGTAACAAACATTCTAAGTGGGACGACAAAAGGTCCACGAGCAAACAGTTTCATTCTTCAGGTTATTGAAGATTATGGGATTGAGTAGCACAAAAAAGCACCTAACAGAAGTCAGGCGCATATCAAAATAACTAACTGAATTATATCACGAAAGGAGCAAAAATGGAAGCAGTTGAAATTGTAAGAATTAAAGATGTGATCATTGAAAAAGTCTCTGCTAATGATGAAGAATTAGAACACATCTTTGGATGCTCAAAGCGACAAGCGGGAGACATGAGACGCGAGATGAAGAAGCTACCTAGCCAACAGAAGCATCTTAGGAATGATGGCCAACTTGTCACGATTAAAGGTTTTGACGAATACTTACAATATCGTGGGACTCAAGCTTGGGAAAAAGAAATGGTGAAAAGCAAGAAAATGAGGTCAGTCGGATGAACCTTTTAACAAAAATAAAAAACTGGTTGGAAAAAGAAATAAATACTGACTGGAGAATCGTAGCTTTGGATTTAAACAGAGCATTGATCGACCTTCAAGAGGAATATCAACAAGCGAATCAGCGTATAGCAGATCTTGAAAGAATCGTAGCAATCTACAAGGAGAAGGAGAAAAGAAAATGATGGAATATCTTTACCTGGTAACAATCGTAGGAATCGGTCTATGGTCGCTAGTAAATACGCTGGATGACCACGCTGAAATGAAGCAAAAAGAGCGTCAGCAAATAGCTAACAATGTTGCACGTATGAACCTGGAGAAATCAGATAAGCAATTTACTTATGATGTGCAACCTCCGGAAGGACTTGCAAAAGGTGTAGAAGAAGGAGTTTGAAATGGTCCGAAATAAATTGACAGATTTAACTAATACTCTCTTTGCCCAACTAGAAACATTGGATGATAGGGATCTTACTGCTGATGAATTAAAGACCGAGATTCAACGATCAAAACAGATGGTCGCAATCTCGGGTCAAATCCTACAAGCTGGCCAGTTGGCGCTAGATGCTGAAAAATTCAAAGACAAGGTAGGTGAAGTCAATGCCCCGATCGCTTTGCTGGAAGGATGAGTACACGGAGTACATGCATGAAATATGCCCTGGTCGATTAACTCCCGAAGTAACTAGGTTACTAAATGAGAAATTTGGGACGAATTACAACAAGACTCAAATAGGCGGTGTGCGTAAACGTTTAGGCTTGCTTGTTGGTGAAGCTTATCAAGGTAAATTGCTGACTAAGGAGCAACACGACTACCTTGTGTCCATCCAAAAAAATAAGATTTCTCGTGATGTCGCAAATGAAATGAACCAAAAATTTGGCTTATCACTAACTGAGAAACAGATTAAGAGTTATCGGAGAAATAATAATCTACATAGTGGTTTGACGGGAAGATTCGAGAAAGGTCAGACTCCTCACAATAAGGGGAAGAAGTACCCGAATCGGCCACCCAATAGTGGTTACTTCAAAAAAGGTAATAGACCTCCCAATTATGTACCTGTCGGCACTATCAACTACACAACA